AATGAATGCTTAAAAAATCGAAAGTCAGGCATAACCGTAGGATCGTTTTATTTTACTTTAAAAGATGCAGGAATAGTAATTGAAAATGAAAATCAAAAGTATGTTCAACTTGCTACTATTGGTAAAAAATCAAAACGTTCTAAAGAAGGTGTTATTTCTCAGTTAGTTCAAATTAATGGAGTCGATGAAAAGCAAGCTGAAAGATTAGTAGATGAAGTTTATCGCAGGGATGACGTTTCATTAACCACTGCTTTAGGCGATCCAGAAAAACTTATTGAATCTTTAGTTGAATGGATGAATCAAAATCACCCAATAAAGAAAAACTCACTTACTAAAATGATTGAAGAAAACGGATCTGATGTAAGTAGAGAAAGAATGAATACAATATATTTGCGTGCTAGAATGTTTTTCAATACTAAAGATGTTTCAAAAGATTTGATTGAATCGATAATTTTTAGCGAAAATACACCTGAGTTTAATCCTATTGCTGAATACATAGAAAAGAACATTCATAGAAAATCAACAGGCAATATAGACCAACTTTGCAAAACAATACGATCCAATACTGATATGAAGAACGTATTTATTAAAAAGTGGCTTCTATCGATAATTGCATCATACGAAGGCTATCCAGTTAGATCAGTACTTTCTTTTGTAGGCGGTCAAAATAGTGGCAAAACAGAATGGTTTAGACGGTTGCTCCCTAATAACTTAAAAAAGTATTATGCTGAATCAAAATTAGATAACGGGAAGGATGATGATATTTTGATGTGCCAAAAGTTGATAGTAATGGATGATGAGATGGGAGGTAAATCAAAGCAAGATGAAAAGCGTTTCAAAGAACTAACTTCAAAATCTGTTTTTTCATTACGTGCGCCATACGCTAGACATAACGAGGATTTTAAAAGACTTGCTTTGCTTTGCGGTACATCAAACGATCCACAATTGATAAACGATCCAACAGGGAACACGAGGATTTTACCTATTGAAGTATTATCAATAGATCACGAGTTATTTAATTCTATTGATAAAGATGAACTTTTTATGGAAATATACCGAGCTTATGAATCTAATGAGGAATGGCAATTAACTAAAGAAGAACTAGGAAAATTAAATGAAGTTGGAAGAGATTTTGAGCAAACACCTTTTGAAAGAGAATTAATATTGAAGTTTTTTAGAAAAAATGATAATAACGGATTTTCTGAATGGTTAACCGCTACCGAAATAAAAGATGTAATTGAGATAAATTCACGACAAAAAATACTTTCAATGAAAAAATTTGGATCTGAATTAAGAAGTTGTTTAGGCAGTCCAAAGAATAAAAAGATAAATAGTGTAGTTTTATCACGCTATGAAGTAATACGTACTTATACGTCAAATAACAATCAATCTGTTGATGTTGAGGAAGATACGTTTTTTTAGGTTGTATGATAGGTTGTAGGATAAAAACTTACAAAAAAAACAATGACCCTAATAACCATAAGGCTTTAGCAAGGTTGTAAGATAATAATAAAATATTAATTAGATATTATAGAGTTACATACCTTTTTATTTTTAAAAAACTTAATCACGATAGAAAACAACTACATGAGAAAAAACGAACAACCTTACAACCCTACAACATTTTAAAATCACTATTATGACAGAGAGCTCGTTGCAACAACAGATTTATAATTTTTTCCACAATACGTATTGCTTAAAACATCATAATCCTAGATTGCTAATACATTCAACCCCTAACGGTGGTACTCGTAACAAAATGGAAGCAATCACAATGAAAGCCACTGGGCTTGTATCAGGAATAGCGGATTTAACAATTAAACTTCCTAATTCATTTTTTATAGATGTAGAAGTAAAAACTGAAAAAGGTATTCAATCTCCTAATCAAAAGGATATACAAAAAATATTAGAAGATATGAATTGCAATTATATTATAGTTAGATCTTTGGATGATTTTAAAATGAAAGTTATTCCAATAATTAATAAATATTTATTATCTTTGCAGAACAATATCACGTCCGACAACAGTGATGAAAAATATTAGCCTTTTTAAATGAAGCAACCCGTCGGACGGTTGCAGATTTTAGAAAGGCATTTTTTATTTAAACAAAATATGGAAAACCTAAAGCTAACAAAAGAACAGTACCAAGCTTACAAGCTAATTGAATTAAGTATAAATTTTCAACGCAGTATTGAAATAATAGACGAACTGGAGGGAATAAAACACCAGATTAAAAATAAAACACTAGCCAGCCAGCTAAAGGCTATTTATCCAAGCCTAGACAAACAATGTCACATTTATAATGAAATGTTCAAAGCCGAAGAAGAGGCAGTATCACATTTTTACGATATTACAAAAAGAAACGCAGAGTACATGATGAATTATAATCTTCTGGATAAAGCTTTGATTTGCAGTTTTTTAGTTGCACACGAAATAGACAGCAAGGCTGTAGAAGGAATTATTAATAAAACAATAAAAAATTATGAGCGAAAAAGTAAATAATCCAGAACACTATGGAGGTAAAAAAAATACGTATGAAGCTATCAAAGTCATAGAAGCGCACAACCTAGATTTCTGCTTAGGAAATGCAGTAATTACAAAAATTATGAAAATAGGAGATAAAGTTAAAATAGTGAATCATTACAAACACGACCCAATATACAATCCGCTAGATCAAGAGGGGACAGTAATTACAATGCAAGGCGGAAAGTTTAGCAATGTGATAGTCGAGTGGCAAAATGGAGTTAGAAATAGTTATTCGGAAAACAGTTTAGCAGTAGTATAGAATTATGAAAAGAGTAATACTTGAAAGCCCATACGCTGGGGATGTAGAAACAAATATCAAATACGCAAGGCTATGTGTAAAAGATAGTCTAAGCCGAGGAGAATCGCCAATAGCTTCACATCTGCTATACACGCAGGAGGGAATTTTAGACGATAAAATACCAGACGAAAGAATGCAAGGAATTAACGCAGGCTTAGCTTGGAAAAAAGTCGCTGATTTGCAGGTTTTCTATGTAGATTACGGAATTTCAAAGGGTATGCAATACGCTATGGATTACGCAACCAAAAATAATATACCAGTAGAAATACGAAAAATATTGCAATGAAAAACGTACTATGCAGGCACTGCTCGCTAAAATGCAAACAAATAGGGCTTATCGAATGCAAAAAATACACCCCTATTGCTAACAAGTTCGAAAACATGAAAGCAGAAATAAAGCTAGCATACGCAAATAACGATCAAAACAAGGCAAATTCGCTACAAAAAGAACTTAATCAATTCTACTATGGAAACGATAAAAATTAACGCTTAAAACGCTTAAAAATGATAAAAAATAAATTAACTAATCGCCCTGTTAGGGTAAAAAAAACAGGCGGGTGAAAATCCCGCTTAATTAAAAATTATGTTCTGGAAAAAGAAAACAAGACCCGAAATTATCGCTCAAAAAGTGGAGGATATTCTGCACGACCTTAAGATCATGAATTTCACAAACAAAGAAATTGCAGTAATAATTTGCAGTTTGTCACATGAGGCAAAAGCAATGCTGGAAGCTCGAAGAGTGACCGAAGAGAAGCAACTAAAAGAAACGGTTAACGCAATAAATATAATGCCATGAACGACAACATTTTTTTAATCGTAGTGCTGTTTTTCACAATCATAGCGTGCATTTGGTATAAACTACTTTACAAGTTAGAAGAAGAAACTAGAAATAAACTGCAAGAGGAACACGAAATTTTGATAGTTAAATATAATCACTTGAAATTACGAAACCAGAAGAAAAAAGAACTGCTGGAGATACAGGATAAACTACTCAAAAAATCAAAATAATTATAATCCGTCCATTGTGGCGGATTTTTTTGTATTTTTGTCCGTATGAGTGGGAAGAAAATAGACAAGCAGACCGCAATAAAATCAATACTTTCAGACTTGAAGAAAGGAATTGACAAGCCTACTATTTTCGGAAAGCTTCGGAAAAAATCGGATATTCCGAAAAGTACGATTTATGATTGGTATAAGGAGGCCGAAAAATTACACCAGCCTTATTTAAAAAAAATACAAGAGGCTGAAAATAAGACTATTGAAAAAGTAGTATCTGAAATTGTCACGGCTAATATCCTTTCCATTGCGGAACGAAAACAATTGCTTTCAGATATAGCTACAGGAGTTAAGCCAATCTGGAAAGATAGTAAAGATGGGAGAATGGAAAGCTACGATCCTGCAAAGTATATCGACTTGCTTAATAAAATGGACGGGGCT